CTAGATAAGAATAGAATAGATAATACCCCTATAGTCCCCAATGGGGACATGGTGTTGGAGGGTGAGAGTGTTGATTTACCGGCACCGGAGGATCAGATCGTTTCGAGATTTCGTGAGCTTTTCCACATTCGACCGACTTCGACTCTGGATGCCTCCACGACCAAGGCTTACCAGAAAAATAAAAAAGCGGCGGCGGAGTTGAGCGATGAGGATTGGCGGGCGCTGGAGTGGGTGTATCGCCAGCAGGAGGGCGTGGCGGCGACTTACAGGCGTAAGGACTTGGCTACGTTGCTGAACAACCTCACCTCAGAAGTGCAGCGGGCCTACGATTGGGCGGGTCGCTCGGGAGTGAGCTTTGCCCTGGTGAGGGTGGCGGTGGAGTCGGAGCCGGAGGGGTGGGCGTCGATCATCACGGATGAAGACCCGAGCTATAATTGCATTTCGTGGGCGGCTTTGCCGGATTCGATGAAGCGTTATGTGCGGGAAAAAATCCGCCAACGGCATGAATCCTAACGATTACTTTTATCAACAACTTACCGAGCGCGATGCGATGGAGGAAGGGTGCTTCCGCGATAGCTTCCGCTTGGAATGGGGGGTGGCATTCCCTCCGCAACTTAACAATGAATACGAACAATATATGACTACAAACAATGAATCCCTCGATACTTACGAGGAAAATAAAAACACGGGGCTGGCGCTGATCACTCGGCATAGGCCGGATGCGAAGTATGACTTCCTGCATTTCCAGGTGGGGGTGATGGCGCTGCGGCAGATGGTGGAGCCGATCTACGACGAGGCGGGGGAGAGGGTGATCGGGGAGCGTCCGCTGGATCGGGCGACTTGCATGGTCTTTAATCTCTTGGGCTTTGGGGTGTCTTTGCAAAAAGCAAAAGCAATGATGATGAGGAACTACAAGCTATGAGCGTGTCAATGAATTGGGTGGATGCCGATAAACAAAAGCCGGATGATGGCGAGACCGTCATCATTCACATGCAGGGGGGTGAAGTCTGGACGGGTTTCCTTGACGGGGATGTCTGGCGGAATGTGTCGGGCGCACGGATTCACGAGGAGGAGCCGGTATTGCATTGGATGCCGCTGCCTAACCCTCCAATGGGAGGACGGCTATGAGCGTGAGTTCTTTACCAGAGGCTCCGGTGTGCGAGCGGGCGGTGATCGGGGCGGCGTTGCAGGAGGGGCGGGTGGCGGATAGCGTGCTGGAGGTCTTGCGGCCGGAGCATCTCGCTTGGCCAGCGAATAAGGAGATCCTTTCGCTGATCTCGGATATGCGCCAACAGGCGTTGCCGGTGGATTTTATCTTGGTGACGACGGCGTTGGATAAGGCGGGAGTCCTCGAGGCAGTGGGCGGGAGTGCCTACCTCTCCGAGTTGGCGACGGATATGGGGACGGTGGCAAATTGGCAGTTCTACGCCGAGGAGGTGATCGACTCATGGAAGCGTCGGGAGATGCTGGCTGCGGCGATGAGGTTGGCGCAGGAGGCCCGTGATCCGGCGCTGAGGGTGGAGGACGCGCAGGAGCGGTGCGAGCAGGTGCTATACGGTTTGCGGGAGAGTATCGGGAGGGAAAATGTGGTGGCGCATTGCAAGCGGGCGGTGCTGGAGGCGGTGGAGCATATCGAGAAGGTGTACCAGAATCGGGGACAGACGGTGGGGCTGGAGAGTGGCATTCATGATCTGGACCGCTCGACGGGGGGATTCCTCGGGGGACAGATGATTGTGATCGCGGCGCGTCCGGCGTGCGGGAAGTCGGCGCTGGGGATGCAGATGGCACTCCATGCGGCGATGAAGGTGCAAGTGCCGGTGCTGGTCTTCTCGGTGGAGATGCCGTCGATGGAGCTGATGACTCGGGCGATATGCTCGGAGGCGGGCATCGACCTCCAGCGGGTGAGGGATGGCTTTTTGCCTGCGACGGCGCTGGGGAATGTGTCTTCGGCGGCGAGCCGCTTGAGCAAGGCGAACTTGTATCTGGACGATACGCCTGGCTTGACGGTGGCGCAGTTCCGCTCACGGGCGCGGCGGGCTAAGGCGGCGCACGGCATTAAGCTCATTGTGGTCGATTATCTGCAATTCATGCACGGGTCGTCGAAGCGGGCGGGGGAGAGCAGGGCGCTGGAGGTGAGCGAGATCTCGAAGGCGATCAAGACAACGGCGAAGGAACTGAGTATTCCGATCATTGCCCTGGCGCAGCTCAATCGCGATGCGGATGAGCAGAGTAAGCCAAAGCTGTCGAATCTCCGCGAGAGCGGGAGCATCGAGCAGGATGCCGATACGGTGATGCTCATTCACCGCCTAGACAAAAATAAAAAACGGGCGGGCGAGGATGAGGAGCCTATGGATCACAACACGTTGCTGATCCTTGCCAAACAAAGAAACGGCCCGACGCCGGAGATCAAGCTCAACTTCATCGGCGAGCACACGACCTTCCGTAATGTGACGGAGAAGGCGTATAGCAACAACAAGAACGAAAGGCAGAAATAAAACCATGAGTATCATATCAGATTCGGCGGTGGGGTGTACGGCTTGTCATCGAGATTGGCTTGACCATCCAGGGTTGGACCACACTTGCAAGCTGGCGACGGACTTGGCGGCGACGTTGAGGGGGGTGTTGCGCTATGCGCAACCTCCGGAATACACGCGCGATATTGGCGAGCAGGAGATTTATTTTGACCTCATCGAAAATGCGCGGCGGCTCATCGTGAAGGCGCGGACTTTTGAAAGCGAACTATGAACTCTCTCTCGGACTACATAGCGCACAAGGGTATCGACCCGACGCATACGCTGAATCTCCTCCAAGATGCGGGGGTGGTGTCCGATCTGTGCATCACGGTGGAGGAGGTGGGCGATACGGGCCTCGCGGTGGCGTGGCTGAATGAACATGAATCTGAACTGCGGAGGGCGAAATGAGCGGCACGCCTGAGACGGATGCGGCGGTGATGGCGGCGGGGGGAGACTGGTCTTACCCGCTGCGGGAGTGCAGTCGCCGGTTGGAGCGAGAGCGCGATGAGGCGCGGGAGAAATACGCAACGGAGGCTACCGAACATATGCTGGCGGTCAATAAGCTGGCCAACGAACGCGACGAGGCGAGGCAATCAACACTGCGTCTCGATGTGGTAAATTTCAAACTCCGAAAAGAACGCAATGAGGCGGTGGACGAAGTGAGGCGGCTCAAGGTCATCCTCGATTTGCTGAAAAAGGAGGCGCGGTGATTCCGCAGACTTCTAATCCGGTGATACCGGAGATCGTGGTGGAGGGGCGGCGGGCGGATGGGACATTTGTGGTGGTGTCGCAGGGGCGGCGTCTTGTGGCGACGGAGGCGCAGCTCCTTGCGATTCACCGTGAGCGGGAGGAAAAAATCGCGCGGATGGTGGAGGATCCGTGGCGCTATGGATGGGAGAATCCGGCGTGGGGGATGTCGGATGCGGCGTTTACGGATTTGAGGAAGCAATTTCCCAGGGGCGTGACGGAGCTTCTTATCCTGGGCGGCAACCGCTCGGGGAAGTCGCGCTACTATGCGCGGCGGGCGATGCAACATCTGGTGAATAAGCCTGGGGCGAAGGTGTGGTGCCTCCAATCTACGGAGGCGGCGTCGATCCAGAGTCAGCAACCCTACCTTTGGGAATACCTCCCGACGGAGTGGCGGCCTGCGGCCTCGGGCAAACTCAAGAAGGGGAGCGTGGCAAATATCACCTACTCGCAGAAGGGCGGATTCACGGAGAACTCATTTGTTCTGCCGAATGGCTCGCAGTGTTGGTTCAAATTTTACTCGATGGATGTGACGAGCATTGAGGGCTCGGAGTTGGACTTCGTGTGGGCGGATGAGCTGGTGACGCCGGATTGGTTGGAGGCGTTGAGGTTCCGCTTGCTCACGCGAGATGGCGAGCTGGGTATCGGGTTCACCCCTATTGAGGGATACACAACGACGGTGAAGGAATATCTGGATGGAGCGCGGACGCTGGAGGAGTGCGAGGCTCCGCTCTTGCCGCGACATAAGCATGGGGAGTTGGTGGGCTATGAGATGGTGCCGAGGGTGCAGCAATGCACGCGCGAGAAGGCGCGGGTGGTGTATTTCCACACGGCGGATAATCCCTACGGCAACCCCGAGGCGATGGCGATGGAGTTGAAGGGGAGCAACCGCGAGCGTGTGCTCATGCGTGCCTACGGGGTGCCGACGAAGCATAGGTTGTCGATGTTTCCAAAGTTTCGAGACACGGTGCATGTGGTGCCGCAAGACAAGGTGCCGAGCGGGGGAACGGTATTTCATTTTGTCGATCCTGGTGAGGGGAAGACTTGGGCGATGCTGTGGGTGAGATTTTCGCCCGATGGCAGGGCGTGGGTGTATCGGGAGTGGCCGGACCAGATCGACTACATCGAGGGCGTGGGCTATGCGGGCGCGTGGGCGGATCCGGATGGGAAGCTGCAAGATGGTCGCCCTGGGCCAGCGCAGAAGGCGTGCGCGGGATTCGGCTTCGATGACTACAAGCGCATCATCGAGGCGGCGGAGAAGGTGGATGGGGTCACGGCGGCGGAGCGGTGGATGGATAGCCGGTATGGGAATACGCCGACGATGACGCATGAGGGTGTGCGGACGCTGATCGAGCAATGCAGCGAGCGCATCGACATGGACTTCCGCGCGACCAGCGGGCAGGCCATTGTGGAGGGGGTCACGGTGCTGAACGATTGGCTTTCCTATGACGAGGAGAAGCCGGTGGATGCTATGAATTGTCCGCGCTTATTTGTCAGCGAAAGGTGCAAGAATCTCATCTATGCGCTCAAAACGTGGACGGGGGCGGATGGGAAAAAGGGAGCGACGAAGGACTGGATCGACATTCTCCGCTATATCGCCTTGAGCGGTGTGGCGTATGAAGATCCGGATCTGATGAGCGTGCGACCAGGGGGGACGTATTGACAGCCTCCCGCATACTTGGGGGCAGTATGAAACTACTTCGCCGCCGTGATGTGATGGAGCGCCTTGGCGTTTCCACGAAGCAACTCACGAAACTTGTGGAAGCTGGGCTGGTGCGGGCGCTGCGTAAGAGCGGGGCGCGGGCTTGGTATCTCATTCCTGACTTCGATAAACTATGAAACACACAGACAACGTGGGCTCGCTCTC